AACGAGGGCAGGAAAGAAGAAGCGTGAGAGCATGGGTCAGTTCTCCAAGTTGCGGCATTGCCTAGGGTCTTTGGTAGCCGCGACACACTGCGCGTAGCGGTCTGCTTGTAGCGTAGCATTGTGTTTCTTTACGTCAACAACTTTCTCGGTTCCCCATGCACCGGCGATAGCAAGGCCGACCACGAGGAGAACAGTCTCGATTAGCATACTTAAGTACTCCCGGCTTTGTTTGCTTCGCCACGCAATTCCTTGGCCAACTTGTCAATGCGTTCGATGCTTTCCTTGATACGCATTACGCGTCGGTTGAATTCGGCCTGTGCATCCTCGGAAAGGGGCCTGCCTTGTTGTTCCCGTCCCTTTTTAATTTTGATGTACTCGGTCAGGTCAATTACGTTGCTCACTTGGTCGTCTCCTGTTGTTTGCTGCATGGTGTTAGTGTTCCGCTCCACCAGGGTGTGGGATGGATGCCCAGCAGTCGAAGGGCACCGGGGCTAAAGTCAAGGCCCCCTTTCTTCCCCTTCTTGTCGGTGATAGGGAGGTGGATGTATGTTCCGCTCCGTACGTGGCGGAAACAGACAGTCCACCGTCCAGGACGAAGGCGGACGCGACCGGTAACGTCGCTGGGCACATGTATGGCCACGTGTGGTTCGTCGGGATGAAAGGGGAGGCCGGAGGCAGTGGTGGCAGTGGTGTCGCAGGGGCTAGGTGCATGAGGGTCTCCGCACATGTGTTCGCCCCATCCATACGTTGTATGGGTGAGGCCAGGTTGGGTTGAGGCGGTGATAAGGGCGATAATAAGGCTGCTGGCCATGGTTGGTCAGTCTCCATAGGGGTACCGGCTTGCCGACTCGCGGCGTGCCCTGAGGAGGCTCGTTTCGTACTCCTCGCGTTGAAGGGAGGCAGGGTACTCGTCCTCGTCTCGGAACTCGGCATTCGCCTCGTCGGACGCGTCAGCGTTTGCCTCGTCTGCCTCGAGGTCTGTCCATGCCCGCAGCTCGAGGCGCAGATACAGTTCCTGGACTACCATACGCACCACGTTGATGTCGGGTGTGGTCTCGGCCAGGGAGCGGAGGGCAAAGTCGGGAAGGCTGGCGAGGGTCTCGGTGAGGGCAGAGGAGGGAGATGGGCCAGCGTAAAGGTTATTCGGTGATGTCATGGCGTTAAGGCTCCGTAAAAGAATGTATTGACAGATGCGTGGAAATATGCTATACGTAGTTTGTACTCTAGTTGCGCTGCTAACGGTGCGACTCAGTAAGCTAGCCCCACAGCATGGTGAACCTTCCGTTCCCGTCTGTCTCAGTCTCGGGGGTCTTGAGGTGCTCTGGTAAAGAGCACGGTCTAGCTTACTGGCGTCATTCACCGGGAAGCGCCCGAGAGTTGATGCGCAGTGTCGAGTGCGTCTGACTGGTTAGGCTGTTAAGCTCTAAGCAAGCAGGTTCGCTTCGCTCACCCAACCAAGCGGCCGGACTCAAGTAAGCTAGCAAGATGACTAGCCTAGTAGGGCCCGAGCTAGCAGCTTAGCTAAGTTGATGCCGAGGTAGACACTGACAGCTATTGTAGCTACCAGCCAGACGATGTCTGCCATGTTAACTCCTCTCTACTAGCAGGATGAGGAGGGTCATCAGCACAATGAAGCTCACGAACCCGAGCAGTGGCATGAACGCGAGAGTAAGGAAGGCATCTGAAGTAATATCTAGTGTCATGGCTGAGTACTCCTATGTTGGTTTAGTTTGGGTAGATAAAGACGCTGTCGTAGCCGTCCCGCATGGCTTTCTCTGCTGCTTCGAGCAGGTCGACCTCAGTGGGAGCGTGCACGTGAAGGCCCACCGCAGCTACCGTGCGGCCTGTCCCCTGTTTGAACGCCACGCGATAGCCTGCGTCGGTGAGGTCAGTCTGGAGCTTTTCCAGGTACAGTTTGCGAATATGTTGGGCGAGAGCGTGAATATTGGTAGGCATCGTGTGGTTCCTTTCTAGTTTAAGCTTGCGTCGTGTATGGTGCCATCCTCGTGTCTAGTCCAGATACCAGCCTCAACTAGCTGGTGTGTGAATTCCTTGAGGGACAGTTCGAAGTCGACTGGACTCACCTCCTTCAGTGCATAGCCTGGACTGAAGTTAAAGCCGCAGATGCTGACGTCACCAAACTCCTCTTGCATAGCCTCGCAAAAAGCAAATTCCATATCGTGTCGTGTTACGTGTGTCATGGTGTTACTCCTAAATGGTGTTTCGGTCTTACTAGACCCTCATCAGCGGGCAAGTTTCATGCCCGGACACTATCGCTCTCCACTTAAGGGCAAGCGCGTCCCGGTGACCACAATCGGCTGGCGGGCGGCAGGTTCAGTAGGTGCGGGTTGATTTACCCGGGCTTGCTGGTCTGCTTAGGCTGGGAGGGAGGGTCTGCGACCCGGCGGCTGTCGCCGCCCCCCGTCCTGGCCTTCATAAGACGTATCGGTTGATTCCGGTTTGACTAAAGGGAAAAGTTGTGGCATTGTGAGGAAAAGGAGGCCCAGTTAACATGGCTGATAAGACAGACAAACAGAGAGCATATGCCGCCGCGTATTATTGGAAGCAGAACAAACGCCGGTACGAGTCTGACCCGGAGTTTCGCGCTAAGATGGATGCCATTGGGCGAGGCCCGAGGTTTCAGCAGGAGACGTTTACCTATCTCCCCAGAAGACAAAAAGAGACGAAGGCGCCCAGTGCGCGCGTCCCGTTAAAGTTGCGTCGGTCTTGGGGAGACATGATGCAACGCTGTTATAACGAGAAGAACTGCAATTATCAGTATTACGGCGCCAAGGGAGTAACCGTGTGTGAGGAGTGGCGCGTCCATCGCCAGCAATTCTATCAATGGGCCTTAGCCTCTGGCTGGTCCCCTGGTTTGTCTATAGACCGCATAGACCCGACACAGTCCTACAGTCCCCATAACTGTGAATGGGTGACACGTTCGGAGAACACGCGCAGAATGTCCCTGCGTCGGTGGGGCATCGTGCGCTAGCGCAGCTGCCTGGGTGCAGCAGCTCCTCAGCAAGGCGGGCAGAGGGCGCGGCTGTGGTAAAAAAGAGACAGTGAGAGTGGTAAGGCCCCCCTCCAACCCATCCGGAGACGCTGTCGGGAAGCAGTGCGAGGAAGGGGGTAAGTGGGGCTGAGGGGCGACCGCGGATGGAAATCGTCCCTTACACTGGCGGGCAGTTTCCATATAGACGGGCCCCTGCGCGGCTGCATGTCTGTGCGACTAAAGGGTTTTGGCCTAGCGGGATGCTTTACCCCACGCCCTCCCTCGCACCCCTCCCTTGCCAGAGGCGGGAGGGCTACTCGGTCGGGCTAACTACTCGAGGGGAGGAAAGAGGCGGCACATGGCTACGGGTACTTGACTCCCCTGTAGGTGCCTGTTAATATATAGCAAGACCCGAAGAGGACAGTATGCTACACACGCCAGACTACATTGCAAACCTAATACACTATCAGGCTGACACAGGTAAGCTCATCTGGCGTGTAGCCCGCCCTAAGGGGGTTCGGCCCGGCGACGAGATAAAGAACAAAGTCAATGGGTACGTCCGTGTCTCCCTCTCCGGTCGTACCTATGCGGCCCACCGGGTAGCGTGGCTACTACACTATGGAAGCTGGCCAGACGGTCAAGTGGACCATATTAACGGAGTGCGGAGCGACAACAGAATCACCAATCTACGGGTTGTAACTCACCGCGAGAACTGCCAGAACCGCGTTAGTCATCGCAATGGTCGTCTTCCTGGCTGCCACTACGCTACTAGAGACAAGACCTGGAGAGCTACATTCCAGGAAAACAAGAAGCAGCGCACCTTAGGTTACTTTGCTACCGAGCAAGAGGCGCATGAGCGTTACCTGCTAGAACTAAAAAGAGCCGACCTGCAGTACGCGGGCCGGCCCTCCGGGGGTACAGTCGCTGGCGTTACCCAGTCGGCTGCTTCGGTTAATCTAACCTAGATAAAGGGACCTGTCAAGTGGCGAGAGTTTTGCACCCATACAAGTTTAGGGCCTTCAGGACACTGAGCTTCCTCCTCTACATGCAGACCCCCTCCTTGTTTCGTCACCCAGATGGCACAATCGCGGTGGAGTCTCTGACCGAGTTTAGCCTTCGCATCCACGTAGGCAATGCGCGCTACGTACGTGACGACCTGCGGGCCCTCGACAAATTAGGCTTGCTTGAGGCACTAGACTTAGGGCATAATAGGGCCACACTGAGAGTGAAGCTTCCACCTGGAATGCGCTGGGAGGTCTAAGTGAGCGACAACGTTAAACGAAGTGTAAAGCTTAATGTAGACCCGGCAGAGCTTGCTGAGTTGAACGGCGTTATGTTTCGTCCGACGCCTGCACAAAAGGAAGCTAAGTCCCGTTTCTGGGCAATCATGAACGAGGGTCTTCAGATGAAAGACCCCATGACTTACTCCTCTACCGATGTAGCAGACCTCCTACGGACACCACTTGTTGTTCGCTGGTTCTCCGAGAAAGGCTTCAAAGACTTCTTCTTCAACAAGTTTGAAGGCGAGCAGAAGCTAGAAGTGCTGTGGGATAAGGCACTCGACGCTATGGCTGAGATTCTCGACACCAGCGACCCAAAGGCACAGAGTGCACGAGTCAGCGTAATTCGCTTACTTGCGGAGATGCGCCAAGCTAAACGTCAACCAAAAATGCTGGACAGAGCTATTCAGGAAATGGACCTGGACCAGCTCAATGCCTTCATCGAAAAACAAACATTAAAAGTATTGCCGCAAGCTCCCTCGGAGGAAGAAAAAGATGGGAACTAATTTGGTCTCTCTACCTCCTAGCAAGAGGGCAACAAAGCGTCGGTGTAAGTGGAAGGTCATCGACACTAAGGGTAACGAATTCATCGTGGAAGGCACCTCCATCGCGACGGAGGAGTCCACCTTTACTGTACACGTCTATGACGGGAATGAGTGTATCCTTGTTGTGCAGCAAGGCTGCCGCGTAGAGATTATGGATGACCCACGTCTACAAGTTCTCCCAAAAAAGCGCAGGAGGACTAAGAAGTGAGCAGTACATCCGGCGTAGAGTTTCTGGGACCAGTAGCCGTTGGGCGAGTAGTCCCTGTCTTCCGCGAGACGCAGGCAATGCACAATCGCGCCGTGTCCAAGCTCGGCTCAGCCTACGATGTACCAGCCTTGCTCTGGTTCCTTTTCTACTTGTTGGCGACCCGTAAGGGCTGGGCAGTTCCACGCCTTTCCATCAACCCAAAGTGGATGCTCTGTAGCGAGTATGTGCACTACATCGTTACGGGGGAGACGGAGACGGTGACGCCTGGCGACCTGTATGACGGAGGCGTCTGGTGAGCTACGGAAATCAGCCACTGAATGAAGCGGAGATGAAGATTCTCGCCGCTGCCATTCAGAAGAAACAGCGCATCGAAGCCAACCTGTGCTTTGACCCAAACAAGCCGGACAGCCGGCCTACCTCCAAGCAGGAGTTGGTCTTTCGCGAGTTCGGCAAGAAAGCTATCCAGATACTACGTGCAGGTAACCAGACAGGTAAATCCCAGACCGGTGCGCGACTTTCAGCTTGGCTCCTAGACGAGACGCATCCCTACTGGAAGCGGCCCACTAGCTGGGGTAAGGAATCTTTACAGCTCCTTGTCCTTGGACGAAACTCCAAGCAGATAGAGGAGAGCTTGTTCCGCCGTATTAAAAGCTACTTTGCTGAGGGTGAGCTGCGAGAAGTACGAGTCGGTAACATCCTGCAGGCGGTTGAACACCGTCGTACCAAAAACAAGATTATCTTTCAGACGTACGAAAATGAGGCACAGGCCCGCGAACGCGTCCAGTCCTACTCCGCTAACTTTGTGTGGATTGATGAAATGCCCCACACGCTTGCCCTTATCGATGAGTGTCTTCGTCGTGTGCAGGCCAAGGATGGTTACTTCCTCGCAACGTTTACTCCCCTGGTCATCTCCCAGGACGTGCGTAAGTTCTGCGATGAATTGCACCCGGACATTGGCTCCGTCTATCGGCTGAACATGTTTGATAATCCAATCTACACCCCAGAGCGCCAGGCAGACATTCTTAAAGGGATGGAAGCATTGCCGGAACACGTGCGCAGAGCCCGCCTCGAGGGCGAGTGGATGGCTCATGACAACTCCGTCTACTACTTTGACCCGGCGACGATGATTCGACCCCCGCAGGGCTACTCCCCGGCATGGCGGCATGTGGAAAGTAGTGACCCTGCCATCTCCAGCGCCCATGGGTTTACGCTCTGGGCAGAGGACCCCAGGGACGGTAAATGGTATCTGATACGGTGTGAGCAGCTGGTGGGCATGCATGACCCCGTGACATTAGTAGAGAAAGTGAAGGAACTGACAGCCAACGTCAACATTGTACGGCGGGTGTACGACCCAGCCGAAAGCTGGTATGCGGGCATGGCCTCACGCATGGGCCTGACGTATTGTGGGGTGTATAAGAAACAGAACCGCAAGGGGGAGCTGATTAAGCAGTTGCAAGACAAGCTGGGCTCCCAAGTCTTCATCGCACCCTGGTGTACAGACTTCGTAGACCAGGTCACCGAAGCGCACTGGTCCGACGTGAATGAGGGTAAGATTGCCAAGGGCTCCAAGTACCATTTGCTTGACTCCGCGACCTACTTCTGTGACAATATCCCTAAGTTCGACGGAGTGGTTACCACTGCCGTAGACTGGGATGTGCAACTTCGGATGGCGTGGAAGCAGGAGCGCGAGACTAAAGCTCAAGCTGTCGAGGAAGCAAAGACTATTAGAGGGCCGACCAGGATTGCCCGGCGGGGGATGTACGGACGGGGGGGACGGGCATGGGGCCGATAATCGCATCAGCAATCCTACTTGTACTCCTTGCGCTGGCTGCCTTGCGCTTGTGGGAGCGTCGGAGGTATGCTACGTTACGCCGGCTAGCAGACGTACTGCTTACCCGGGCCGTCTTCAGCACACGACAGGGAAACAGGGATGGACTCCTCGCCTTCCGACTTCGACAAGCAGCACGACGAGGGCTTGAGGCGCGTTCTTCAAATCGCCTTCGTAAGGAGCAAGGGAATGCCCAAGCAGAAGACATGCAAACACGGCAAGCAATCGACCTGCAAGACCTGCACAGACAAAGACAAGCCCGCAAAAGACTAAAGAGGGAGCCCTGACCCATGCGCATCATTCCTTGGACCGAAGACACAGCTAAGCGGGAATTGCTCCGTCGCCTCCAGTTTGCTCAGCAAGCCCGTAGGCAGTACGAGGGCGAGTGGGAAATGAATGAGCGCGTAGCCTTCAGCGTTTCCGGCTTCTTTGGGAAGGGAGGCGGACGCATCCAGGACTTGGTGCCAGGCCTCTTTACAGGCTCACCAGGCGCAGCCGGCGAAGGTAGTACGACCGGCGTGAGCGTTAACTATGTTATTAAGAACCTGCGGTTCATCCACAGCCAGCTGTCGACAAACCCGCCCTCCGTCGTGCCGCGTCCTACTTCTGCCGACCCTGAAGACAGGCGCAGGGCTGATGCAGCGGACCGTCTCGTGCGTTACGCGCTTCGTCAATACAAGATGCAGGAGCTTCACGACCGCTCCAACCTGTCGGCCCTTATCTATGGCACGGCCTTTGGTAAGTCAGTTTGGGACCCCAGCAAAGGAGACATCGCCGAGTTTAACGAGGAGACGATGGAAGTGAACATGGAAGGAGACTTTTCCTTTACAGTTCCCCCCATCTGGCACATCTATCCAGACCCCGATGCGGCGTGCTGGGAAGAAGTCAACTACGTATTCGAGGAAGTCCCAATGCGCTGGGACGAGGCATGCGCAATGTTCCCTGACAAGTTGGAACAGCTCGAAGCATTCCGCGTAAAGGGAGGCGAGCTCACCAACGACATGTCCGCCACTATTGGCGTATCAGGCTCCCCCTACGTACAACGGCAGACATTGGATGGCGTGAAAGTATATGAGTATTGGGAGAAGGGAACAGCGGCTAATGGTATGCAGGGACGTCACGTGTGGTGTCTCCCCGACGGCACCACACTGACGGAACCTGCAGCCCCAAGTCCGCAAAGGTTTAGCAGGGTGCTCCGTGATGGAAGCCAGGGCCCGAAGAAGGCAGACCTGCCTTACTTCCTCCTCACAGACATTGACGTGCCCGGGACCTACTGGGGCAAGAGTGTCATCGCCTATGCAGGGGCTCTCCAGGACTCCCTCAATCGCCTCGACAATACGATGCTTGACATTCTGGATGCACACGGTGTAGCTAGGCTTCTCCTTCCAGAAAATGCCGAGATTAGCGATGACTCTATTACTAACTCACCTTGGGACGTCATTCGTTATACCGGAACTATCCCGCCGAACTTCATGGAGCCGTTGCCCATGCCTCCCTCTCTCCGGGAAGTCCGTGAGAGCATGCGTGCAGGCATCGACGACATGATGGGTGTAAATGATTCGATGATGGGCCAGATGCAGCGTGAGACGAGTGGCTTCAGCCTTCAGTATGCTACGCAGCAAGGTAACATGATTCGCAGGCGTCTGTTCAACAAGTACGTCCTCTTTGTCGAGTGGTCCTACAAGACGTTCCTCTCCATCGTGCGCGAGAACTGGAAAGAGACGCGCACCATTCACGTGCTCGGTAAGGAGAAGGCATTTGAAAGCGTAGACATCAATTCCGCCGACATCCAGTCGGGCTTTGACATTGTGTGCGAATACGGTACCTCTCTCTCGCTCGACCCAATGACACGACGTGAAGAAATGTTGACCCTCATGCCCTTGTTTGAAAAGGCAGGAATCCCACCAAAGACAATGCTCAGTTTACTCAAGCTCAATGAGCTGGACGGAGCCTACGACCGTGCACAGATGGCAGCAGACCGTCAACGCGAGATATTCGAGACCATCATGGCTACCGGCGGCTATGTTGGTCCACGTGAGCTACAAGACCATGCCTCCATGCTTGCCTTCGGCTATGACTTCCTTATGACCAGTGAATTCCAGGGCCTGCCCGAAGGACTCAAGGACCTCATTGAGCAGCACATCCGCGAGCGTGAGCAGCTGGCTGCGAAGGGACCACAAGGCGGGGCAGTCGCTCCCGAAGCCCCAATTATGCAAGCTCCTGCAGCTCCTACCGGCCTCACCTAACTTTGTTGTAGACAGAAGAAAGGGAACACTGTACGCTCACAAGGAGCGCACAGCCGTGGCCCCGAGGAAGCAGTTGCCTTGGGTGTCCTTCTAAGCGATGTCGAGGAATGTAGCTGTAAACTGTGGTTGGTTTACGGACCGCGTTAAAAAGTGCAACCCGTCTCCCATTTAACGAAGTGGGATGCTTTGGGGCTAATGAGCAGCCCTCGTTTGGTCTCACGTTACGAGGCTCCTTGCCCCTCTAGCTCAGTTAGTTAGAGCGTCACTCTGATACAGTGAAGGTCTGCGGTGCAATTCCGTGGAGGGGTACCACTCACTTTCCCCGTTTGGAGACACCACAGTATGCGTACGCTTATCTTACTTTCTATGCTATCCGTACCCGCATTTGCCGCCAAGACCGAGCTGGAGCCTAAGGCTACGGTACCCGGCCAACTCCTGGTCTGCTCGGCTAGCGTAACTCCCTCCAAGGAAGTACAGCATGGACTTTGTAAGCCTGCCGCTAAGCTCCCACAGTCCTTTCAGAGCCTCGGCGAACGCAAGTCCAAGTAGCGCTCACGCACTAGCTTGACATGTTACCCGGTTGTCGCTAACCTAGTGATGCTGCCATCCCCCATTGTGGGGACGCGGTATTAACACAGTACGCTTACCCATCCACGACTGGACGGTAAGAGGAGAATTACAGTATGTTAGTGTCAGCTAAGTCGACCCTTTTTCTTAATGCCAACCAACCCGGCTCCGGAGCCCCTGCACCAGCACCATCGGCCAATGGACTGGACCCGCAGACTGCCGCCCTTTTTAGCTCGCTCAATGGAGGAGCGTCGATGGAGGAGGCACAGGAGCAACATGGTCTCGGCTACGAGGAAGAGGAAGCTGATACCCCGGACCCTCTCGCTTCGCTCGAGGCATCTCCTGACGGAGATGACCCCCTGGAAGGCGAGCAAGCAAAGCCTCAGGAAGAGGCCAAACCCGCTGAAGGAGAGGTCGAGTACCTCGAGGTCACCGGAGAGAATGGAAAGACCAAAGTCAAGGTAGACTGGTCTGACCGCGATTCCATTAAGCGTGCTATCAGCCTTTCGGTTGGTGCGCGTAAGTGGCAGGCCGAGAGAGACCAGCTGAAATCCAAGTATGACTCCGTTGCTAAGGAAGCTGGGGAGTACAAGGAGAGCTGGGCTCAGGTCGAACAGGCGTTCAAGAAGGAAGGCGTGGCTGGACTGGTAGACCTCTTTGAGGGCCGCCAGGGAGCTTACGACGAGTGGAAACAGCGCGAGGTGGACAAGGAGCTGATGCGCCGTGACGCTTCCCCTGCTGAGCTTGAGCGCCTGGAAATGATGGAGCGCATCGAGAAGCTGCAACGTGAGTCCTCCCGGACAAAGCAAGAAGCAGAGGCCCGCGAGGCTTCTGCCAAAGCTGCCCAGGAAGTGGCGGTGCGTGAGCGTCTCGAGGCCTCCATCAATCCCGCGTTTGACAAGGTACGCTTCTCCGGGACTCTCGGAGATGCAGCACTTGAGACGCGCCTTGACAAGGGCATCTGGTCAGATGCAATGGACCAGTTGGCCGAGGTCGAAGAACAGTATGGTCCTCAGGCAGTTACTCCTGCCCTGGCAGCCCGCATCTTTAAGGAGTCCGCAGAGAGCGTCCGCAAGGCCATCTCGATGCAGTCCAAGAAGGAAGCAGCCAAGGCCACCGAGCAACGTCGCACAGAGGCCCAGACGAAGGTGCAGACTGCGACTACCAGTGCGGCACGTACGTCACAGGGTAGACAAGCAGACATGGCTGAGTTCAAGCAAAACCTGGACAGTGGTAACTGGGCGGAGGCGTTCAAAGCCGCGTTGACTGGACGTGTTAAACTGTGACCACTAAGTTTTGCAACCATTGCCAAGCTGAATTCACCCGTCCCGGAGACCATTGGGATACCAACGGTCGCTGCAGGGAGTATAAACGTTGGCATTACCAGCAGAACAAGGCACGGTATGCGGCCAATCACAAGTTGTACGTCGAGAAGAATCGGGACCAAGTAAGAGCATATGTCAGTAATTATATTACTACCCAGAGACGAACTTGCCCACAAGCCAATGCAGCTCACCGGCTACGCTCTCGCTTAAAAAACGCACTGAGGGGGTATAAGAAGGACAAAAGAACGCTAGACTTACTCGGTTGCTCCTTGTCCACACTAGTTCAGCATCTGAACCAGACGGCTATGGAGCGCTACGGTATCTCCTATCTAGACAACCCAACCATGTTTCATATAGACCATATAAAGCCGCTGTGTGCTTGGGACTTGACAAACGCAGAACAACTGCGTCAAGCTACCCACTGGACTAATCTTCAGGCGCTTACCGCGGCCGACAATCTCTCCAAACACGCCAGACTAAACTGGTATAAACAGTAAGGAATTTAACGTGAGCAACATAGACACCTTAACCTTAGGCAAACTTCTACAAATCTCGTTCTCGAACGGGGTTCGTAACCAATTGTCCCAGAATTTTAGGGACTTCGAGGAGGTCCGCGCAGAGCGCATCGGCAACCCTAACGGCCGCGAACACCGCTTCATGCTCCAAACCTCGATGGGCCCTGCTGCCATCCAGTACCTGTCTCCGACAGGTGGCTCGTTCCCCGCTAGCCACAAGGCTTCGGTCTCCGAGCACACGGCTATCTTCAAGGAATTGGCAGCTACGGTTGAGATTGAGTGGAACTTGTGGAAGCGTGCACAGATGAGCCCGGCGAAGTACGCTGAGCCTCTCGCACTGGAATTCCAAAGCAAGTCCATCGCAATGAAGCGTCGCCTCGCTGCTGACCTCCACGGCGACGGCCTCGGCGTTGTCGGACAGCTCGCTTCGGCTTCGGCCTCGGTGACTGGCAGCGACGTGCGCTTCCAACTCGCAACAACTGACTCGGCTCGCGGCCACGTCGGCTTCTTCGAGTTCGGCGACATCCTCGTCCTCCGCGACGCCGACGGCACCGCCACGGCTCTCGACACGAACCTCGCCACGGAACCTGCCTACTGGAAGGTCATCAGCCGCGACCGCAAGAACGACCGCGTTGTCCTCCGCGGCCTCGACTCCTCGTTCGCTGAAGTTTCCATCTCGTCCATCTCGGTCCAAGCTGCAGCTGGCGCGGTGTTCTACCGCTACGCTCAGCCCTCCATCCCCGACCTCACGGGCGCTATCGCTGACTATGGCTCTGCCACAGAAGTGATGCCTGGCCTCGAGTCCCTCGTGGCTGCTGACGGACGCGTTGTGCACGGCGTGACGATGTCCGGCGCAACTGCTGGTACACAGATTGACTGCGGCGGCTCGGGCATCGACGTCTCCTTCCTCGAAGAAGGACTCTCGACTGTCAAGGTCAACGTTGGCCAAGGCGTGTACAGCTGGAGCAAGTTCTGCATGGCTCCTGAAGCCCGCAGCGCCCTCATCAACGCAGCTGAAACGGACCGCCGCTTCCAGGCAGTTCAGGACGCTCAACGCGGCTTCTCGAAGTTCGTCTACGTGCATGAGCAAGACAGCGTCGAAATGTACTCCTCTGAGTACTGCCCGAAGAAGCGCGCCCGCGCCCTTCCCAAGGGTAAAGCTGCTGAAGGCCGCGTGCTCGAGCTCCACATGTCTGACCTCAGCCTCGTGCAAGTCGACGGCAACAAGCTGTTCCTCAAGCCTGCTTCGGGCGGCGGCTTCTCCCGTAACGTGCAACAGTTCCTCGAAGGCTACGGGACGCTTCTCTGCAAGCACCCGGCAGCCGTTTTGACACTGAAAAATTTTACTGTTAGCTAATCATTAGGTTAGTTACCTCTTGCCACTAGGGCCTTGCTCTAGTGGTTTTTCTCTGGCATAAAGTTACGGGAGGTAACGCACATGCCTAATCGAGTAAGAGACTTGACGGGACAGAGGTTTGGTCGCCTGATTGTTACGCATAAAGTTAAGAGCGGTAGCCGAGGAGTAGGCATTACCTGGGCGTGTCGCTGCGACTGCGGTAATACCAAAGAGACATTGAGCAAGAACCTAGTAGATGGAGGCGTACAGTCCTGCGGTTGCCTTGTCCCCGAAGCAACCCGCGCGTACCACCACAGCACGAAGGGAGACCAGGTCGGCTACAATAAGTGGTATTACAACTACAAAATCAAAGCCAAGGAACGTAACATTGAGTTCAATGTGACCCTGGAAGAGATGAAGGCTGTAGGAACACGGGACTGTTACTACTGCGGAGCTGCTCCTGTAGCGTCTAAGACGGGCGGTTCTGGTTATAGGATTCAGGCCTTAAAGCGTGGGTCGTTCAATGACTCCTACTACCAAAACCTCTGTGTATCGGTGAACGGAATCGACCGAGTGGACAATGGTAAAGGCTATGAGCCGGGCAACATAGTCGCGTGCTGCAAGCAGTGCAACATTGCCAAGCGGGACCACTCAGTGGATGAGTTCCTCTCCTGGGCCCGCCGTCTGGTTGAGCAACAGTCTAAATAGTCCTTGCCTCCGCCCTAGCCTTGCGCTAGGGTAACCTCTCTCGCCCCCGTAGCCTCGCTGCGGGGGCCTTTCGTTTACCATAGGTACACGCTAGACACCGGCGTGCGCTAATAGTAAACTCCTCGGTAGGTGCGCTGGCCTCACGATGGAAGCAGGTTGCTTTCCAAGTCGCCAGCGGTAACGTCCGGCCTCGCCTGGGCCTAGGAGAACTACGTCATGAAAGTTAGCGAACTTAACAAGGCCAATGAAGTTGCTGAAGGTCTCAAGGTCACCAAGTCCGGCCAACGCCTCTCGAAGGCTGAGCGCCTCCTCCTCGCATCCGCAGACAAGTATGAGCCTGCTGCTCCCTCCAACTGGGCATCGGCTCCTGATTCTATCTCGGAAGCTATTGATGCCATCGCCGCTGCCTATCCCGTAGGTTCAGCTGGTGAAGTTGGCGCTGCCAAGACTGTCTCGGCCCTCTACGACTTCTCCGTGAACGGCGGAGCTGTTGGTGCACGTGACCTCGGCGTGGCCATCCCCGACAACGCCATCATCCTCGAAGTAGCATCTGATATCCTCACGCAGGTTGTCGGTGGCGGTACAGCTGCCTTGGAAGTCGGCGCAGTTGCCCTTTCCCCTGACCTGGTTGGCGACTCGGCTGGCGTTTACTCGCACCTGCCTGCAGTAGTCAAGATTACCACACCTGGCAACCTGGAGCTGCAAGTCTCTGGCGGTGCAGTGACTGCCGGTAAGGTCCGCTTCTTTGTCCGCTACGTAATCTCTGAGTAATGTTACAACGCCTCCACAATCTGTGAAGTGTGAATGAATTGGTGAGGTACCTCAGTGACGACGAAAAAGACTCGAAATTTGAAGATGTTCTTGTCGACTGGGCTCACCGCAGAGGCCCGGGCGAACTTGGAGATACTGGACCGGCTTGGTGATGTCTACTATGTAGATAACACTGAGTCGGTCCTCCTTCGCTCCAAACAGGACATAACGCTGTTGCCGGGGGACCCGTCTGTCGGCGGCTCCGGTTCTGCTAACATTACGCTGGGTACGCAGGCTACCCCGCTCTCCACGCTGACGGTGCACGCCGGCACGTTCGAGATGAACGGGGACCTCAAACTTAGTGACAAAGCGGCTGGGGCACCCTCAAACTCCAAGCTCCTCCTCCAGTACAAGTCCGACTTGGAAGGGTCGACGGACTCGACATTACGTACTTGGTCTGTCGACGTTCAGGCCGGAAATCGACAGATGGTCCTCGGCGGGGACTTCACCCTGTCCTCGGGCATCTCCCTTGCAGGTGGGGGCTACTCCATCAGCGTCCCCTTCTCCGGCACAGTTGTTCTGACCAGTGGTAGCCAGACGCTTACCGGCAAGACAATTGACGCTTCCTACAACTCTATCTCTAACATAGTTAATGCCAGCATAGCCGGCGGGGCTGCTATCGATGCGACTAAAGTCGCGAACGGCTCTGTCTCTAATGCAGAGTTCCAACGCCTTGCTGGTGTAACTTCCGGTATACAAAGTCAGCTGGATGCTAAGCAGTCCTCCGGCAGTTACATCACCTCCCTAGTGGGTGCTGTAACCGCCTCCGGTCCTGGAGCAGCTACGGCAAGTCTCAGCGCAGGCTCCGTCGGGACAACCCAACTAACCGACGCGAGTGTGACAGACGCGAAAGTTGCAGGAAGCATAGCACGCAGCAAGCTTGCGGCAGGCTCACCAAGTCACGTCATCCTCAACGACGGCTCGGGTGTTCTCAGTTCCTCCGCTGTCCTACCAAAAGCACAGGGTGGTGCCGGCGCAGATGTTAGTGCCGTGACCTTCCCTGCGAGCGGTGTCCTTGTTACGTCTACCGGAGTGTTTACACTCACGAATAAGACCATCGACGGCGCTGCTAATACCATATTAAATGTGCCTTACAGTGCCTTAATACTCTCTAATGCGGTTGTTAACTCCGACGTCTCTCCTACCGCAGCCATTTCATACTCCAAACTAAATCTTACCGGAAGCATAGTAAACGCGGATGTGGCTTCCAACGCAGCCATCGAGGGCTCCAAGGTAGTCCCCGACTTCGGTGACCAAGTCATCAAGACGACCAACGCACTGGAGTTTAGCGAGGGCGGCTACCTGACGAAGGTTCGCGCGTCGCAAAGCGGACAAAGTGTTAACCTTACGTTCGACCTCCCAGCTGACTACGGGACAGCAGGCTACGTGCTTTCCACGGACGGTGCCGGCGATTTGGTCTGGGCTAACCCTGCCAGCGGTGGTACAGTCACCTCCGTGGCACTCACTGCCCCAAGTCAGTTTACAACGTCTGGCTCCCCCATTACGACCAGCGGCACCTTGGGTCTCGCGTGGAATAACCAGAGCGCCAACGTAGTACTGGCAGGTCCAGCTAGCGGTATCCCCTCAGCTCCAACGTTCCGTGCACTCGTGGCAAACGACCTGCCAAGTCACACTCACGTGGCCGCCGATGTGACGGACTTCTCCGAGGCAGTCGATGATAGAGTTTCTAGTCTCGTCCAAAATACTACTAGTGTGTCTTGGTCTTACAATGACGCTGGCAACACTCTTAGTGCTACGGTCTCCCTCGCCCCCTTCAGTACGACGGACCTTGCAGAAGGAACCGGCCTCTATTACACAAACACCCGCGTCTACAATAAGGCGAAGACCGTAATTGTCGGGGGAACGGGCGTCGCTGTGTCATTAAACGACACAGCCGAGACCGTGACCCTGGCAGTAGACTTCTCTGAGTTCAACACCGATTCTATTACGGAAGGTACAACCAACCTTTTCCACACAGACGAGAGAGTACAAGACGTAGTCGGTGCGATGAGCATCAATTCCTCCGAGATTGAGCGCACGTACAACGACGGCGGAAATACGCTTAGCTGGGCACTCGCCACGACGACAGTCTCTGCAGCAAGCTACGGCTCCGGTAGCCAAGTCGCTACCTTTACCGTAGACAGCAAGGGACGTCTGACAGCTGCTTCAAACTCCAGCATTTCCATCACCTCTAGCGCAGTCTCGGACTTCGCTGAGGCAGTCATGGACGTCGTTGGCGATACCCTTATTGACGATAGCAACGACATTGACGCCAGCTACGTGGACGGCTCTGATAGCCTGACTCTGACCATTAAGAAGGAGTTCTTAAGCGCCAAGAGTGCTGTCGCTCCCGCCGCCACTGACTACCTCCTCATCGGGGACACCTCGGACACAGACAACCTGAAAAAGGTACTGGTTCAGGACGTCCTCAACCTTGGCGGTGCTAGCTTCAAGGCGGACTGGGTCACGGCAGATGGCACGACGAAGGTGGTGACCCACAGCCTCAACTCCAGGGACGTAATGGTTCAAATTTTTGACGGAGTCTCGTACCAAACCATCCTGGTTGACGAAGTGGAAAGAACCACAGTAGATTCAATCACGCTCACGAGTAGTGAGGCACCCGGTACTAGCTGGCGAGTTCTCATCCAGAGGTTATAATGCAAAGCGGTGTTTACACAATAACTTGTACAGTGACTGGAGCCACCTACGTGGGCTCCAGCAGTATCTGCGTACATGAGCGTTGGCGTAGACACCTAGCAAAGCTGCGGCTAAACAAGCATGTTAATAACATGTTACAAAATACGTATAACAAATACGGACCGGATTCGTTGGCGTTTGAAGTACTTGAGTACCATCCCGGTGACCTGACTCTAGGAATGGAGCAGTATTGGATGAACTTGCTTCAACCCAAGCTAAATATTGAGCGAGTCGCACGGCAGCCAGCAAAAGGGCATAGGTGGAGTCCAGAAACACGCGAAAAGAGAAAGCTTCGAGTAGTAGCAGATAGTACTAGAGAAGCAATCAGTCGTGCACATAAGGGACGTAAACGGCCGCCCGAGACAGGTAGACGCATAGCCGACGCCAATCGCGGTAAGCAAAAAAGTGAAGTAACCAAACAAAAAATACGAGAAGCCAGGGCTAGGCAGGTGTTTACGGAAGAGCAACTACGCAAACGGGCTGCAGGAGTTCGTGCGGCACTTAGCAAAAAGATTGGATGCAGTAATGGTCAGACCTATGAGTCTGCGCAAGCAGCTGCCTACGACCTAAAAATGCCCGCATGTAGTATTACACACTGTATTAAGTCAAGCCGTCCATACTACAAGCTTAACTTAACTTTTTGGAGGATTGAGGAATGAAGATTTTTGGGTCAATCAGTCGCGCAGTCTCTCTCCTGTTCCGCAAGGACGGCCAGGACGTCACGCTTCGTCCTAACCAGTCCACTACGTACACGGGTGCGCGAGATGTGCAGCTTCCTCCACAGGATGCAGCTGGCGTACTCGTGTCGGCGGACTCCTCGCAGGCACTCACCAATAAGACCATTAATGCAGACCTCAACACCATCACAAACATCGAGAATGCCGACATCAAGGCCGGCGCTGCTATAGACGCCTCCAAGATTGCTGACGGCTCCGTGTCCAGCACCGAGTTTCAGTATCTGAATGGTGTCACCTCGGACATCCAGACGCAACTTAACACAGGGGCTACTGGGCTTAGCAACCACCTTAGCGACGCCGTAGATGCGCACGATGCTTCGGCCATCTCCTCCGTGCCAGCAGGCAACCTCGCGGCCACGGATGTACAGGGTGCACTAAACGAATTACAAAGCGACGTAGATACGCGGGCGCTCGCAAGTGACCTTAGCAACCACCTTAGCGATGCCGTAGACGCACACGACGCGTCTGCCATTTCTAGCGTACCTTCTGGAAACCTTGCAGCAACCGACGTCCAAGCCGCCCTCAATGAGTTGCAGTCCGATGTAGACACCCGCGCTACGTCTTCTGCACTCTCGGCCCACACGGGTGCATCCACAGGCGTGCACGGCGTAACAGGCTCCGTAGTCGGTACATCTGACACACAGAATCTTACCAACAAAACCTTTGACGACACCTCCAACGCAGCACTAAAAGGCGGCAACGACATAGGTGACGTCACCGTTACGTTGGGTAATAAAAACGCGGGCAGCAACGCGTCTACGACAATTCGCGCAAACAACACCAACGTGGCAACTTTTTCGGGTGGCACCGCAGCAAACAATGTGGGCGCTGCAAATTTTCTGGGAACGTCTGCCATTAAACTTCCCGCCGGTACCGAAGCACAGCGTCCCGTAATTGCCCAAGAAGGGCACATTAGGTTCAACACCGACGCGGACGAATTCGAAGGTTACGCTAATGGGGCATGGGCTTCTGTTGGTGGCGGCGTTAACGAACAACCCCTCAAGAACTACCTTAAACCGTACGCTCTTGCAGTAGTTTCTCCCGGTACACTCTCCACAGTAGCCGCTGGTGGTAATATCGCCACCACTGCAGGACTTTTCTACGCAGACACCACCTCCGGCTCATCCGCACTGTCTTCCTCCACATCCACTGCCCTACGCGGCTCTACCAACTATCTCTCAGCCCTTTCCGGCTCTGATACAGCAGGCGGACGCTTCTTCCAGTTTCCCGCAATCGCCCTGGAATCATCCGACCTTGGCAAACCTGTCTCGCTCTCGTTCGACATAACAGGACTCACCGCGCTTGGCTGGGACGTGGTAGTCGCGCGATATAACTCCAGCGGTACCTTCCAAGCACTCATCCCTGTGGCTGGCACGGCATCTGCGTCTACCAGCACTCCATCGGCTTCCCTCCTTACCGGCACCGCACAACAGCGCGGGTTCTTCGTATCTGGCTCCACTGCTGGCGACCTCTACGCACTTAGGTTCAGGCGCATCTCCGGAGCTGAGCAAATCAGGCTCGACACCATCTATGTAGGTCCGCAGGTGCAGCTTGTGGGCTATGCTGGCACCGACTGGAACACTTACACCCCAACGACATCCCTCACCAACACGACCATGACTGGGCGTTGGAAGCGGTTCGGCGACTCGATTGCACTCCATATTGACTTTGCTTTTACTGGCACACCAAGTGGGTCTTTTTCCCTTACCGAAGCTCAGATGCTTAATGGACTTGGGATAACGGTAAAAACCGGCGCGGGAGATACCGAAACCATTGCGTCCGGTACATGGAAAGCAACTGATACAGGCGTGCAAAACTATGGTGGAGTTAGTACAGTACGAAGCGACAAAGTGCTTCTTGGAATCAACGCATCCGGTACTGGCACGGTAACAACTACGTCACCTTTTACTTTTGGTGCGGGAGACTTTTACACCATAGACATTATGGTTCCAATCTCCCAGTGGTCCAGCAACGTCACCATGGCGGAAAGGGCGGTTGAGGAATACGCGTGGAATAGTTCTACTTCTACCACATCGGACACAACTAGCTTCGGGAATGGTTCGTCAGGTGTTGTTTTGCAGGCATTTGCCCCCGGCACAACCGCAAGCGTGACTAAGCGTGTCCGGTTCCAAACACCAATTCAGGCTACCGATTACCTAGTAGTCGAGGGTCGTAGGTCAGATGGTAACTGGTCACCACTGGAACAATTTCTTGCGCCATTTTCCTCCAACGACGCAGGAACCACTTACTACGGGTTCACTGTAGACCGTGTAACTGGCTCCACTACAGATGCCGATGTATTTTTCTATTCTGCCGTTATTCCAGGAGTAAACTGGTCTGCAGTGGCTGGGGCAGGTTATCGCTGGCGAGTGCGCAAAGTATCGGGCGGCGCGGTTGTGGGCTATCCGGTTGGCGTGCAGAACCTGTGGAATGCGGTACCTACTTTTGTCACGTACGAAAACTGGAACCCCAACAACCTTTCTAGCTCAACAGGGCTGCCATCGGTACGGACTGTAAACTCTGCTGGAACAGGAAACATCACGGTAGGCGCAATCTCCTCTGGTGCTGTTACTTTCACATTCAACGAAACTGGTATGTACAAAGTGACGGTGAGCATTTGGCACACGCACTCGAACACTTACACACAAAATCGAGTCTATGCGGACCTAACTGGTACCGCAACTAGGTATACTGTGACCGACAGCTTGCAGGCAAATGAACTTCCCAACTCC